CAAACGATGCTTGAGAATCAAACCCTAGCTTTAAAATGCCAGCAGTTGAGTCTCGTATGTCTAACGTTGTATATCCTGCTCCAAAGTTGGTGGGACTTGTAGTGCCAATACCAACGTTGCCGCTAGAGTCGAGACGCATACGTTCGGTAGCATCGACCCTAAACTGAATAGTAGATGCTGTGCCTGAGTTTGCTTCGTCAGACGCAATAATAAGATCGTCGTAACCTGTGATTCCAATAAAGTTGTTTTGAAGGTTGCTTGAATCTCCATCAAAGCGAATCTTTGCGGTTCCTCCTGCTCCAACAATGTTAATTTTTTCTGCCGGACTCGCCGTACCAATACCAACATTCTGGCTAGAATCAATCGTAATAGCCGTTGATGTCGCGTTGTCATCAATACCCAAGCTAGGGGAAGTTCCTGTTTGCGGGTACAACTGCCACGTTGAGCCGTCATAGACCATAGTGACAGAAATGCCTTCTACATCACACGTTAGATCAGCAGCGACTCCCTCGATAGTAGAGCCGTTTCGCCCTACAGTCAGATTTGTAGTGGCCCAGTTGCTACCATCTGCAATAATAACTTGATCGCCCGTAGAAGGACTTGCAGGCAACGTAATTGTAAACGCACCGCCAGATGTGTCTGCAATAACACCCTCGCCCGCAGACGTAGTGTAGTTAGCGGTCTTGGTAACGTAAGTAATGCCACCGCCACCAGACACATCACCAAAAGACAACGCACCAGAGCCGTCAGTAATAATGGCCTGACCGCTAGTCCCATCTGTAGTTGGATAAGTAAGCGAATTAGCTACTAAACTACTAAACGTAGCTGCGGCTGGAGTAGATCCGCCAATCACGGTGTCGTCGATAGTTCCGCCGTTAATATCAGCGGAAGTTACCGTTAATGAGGCTGCCGTATCCCCGGATTGCAACTTATCCGTATTGAGATTGGTAAAGTTCGCATCAACCTCATTATGAGTGAGCGGGGAACCCTTTCCTGACCTTGTAGTAATCGTACTCACTAGCCTAATGTCACCTTCAGGTTGCCAGAGGAAATGCGAAGAATATCGCCGGTGCTAATTGCTTTTGGTAGCGGCGTAACAAAGTCTGCCGGATCGGTGAGTTCTGCCCACGCCAGCATATTACCGCCCGTTAAGGCATCAAACACTCCAGCATACGTTACCGTCCCCCAAGACCCTGTAGCCTCCGGGAACTCAATAGCCGCACTGCTTGTCGCCGTTGTGGGAGACGTACCACTAACCGTGAACGCCGCTGACTGTCTAGCATACCCATTTCCAGACACTTCAGTACCCGGGCCAGTATCACTCGCCGCAGACGTAAAAACGCCCACATAGAGCGTTGATGGAGCGGTGTACGCAGTCCCGCCAAATACATGATTGAGAACCTTGTCCTCAAGATAATCAGAAAAACTCATCCTAATCCCCTAACCTTTAAAGTAAGCCCAGAGCCAGAGAAAGACGCATCCTCCCCAGCTTGATTAACCCGCTGAGTAGCCGCTGAATACAACTGCGCCCACACTCCAATACGCTCATCTTCAGCCAAATACGGCGCACTATGTATCAACGCGCCATACAAATAAACGTCAGGGTGGTCAGAAAGTAACCAATTTGACGTATTTGAATCAGATAGCGCCGTGATCTTTTGGTAATACAAAAGCTCCGTCGTATATGTACCATCAGGCGTAGGAAAGACCTCAAAACCCCTCTCAGCATGACAGTAGAATCTAGGCTCGCCAGCAGTGTCTTCAGCGCCTTGCCGCTTGTCGGCCATAGAGGCCCGCGAGAGCAGATTAAGTACCCGCGTTCCACCGCTAGTAACGTGTAGCCTGATAGTCTCTACCCAGTCGCTTGGGCGATCTAAATACTGGGAGGTTAGCTCGGCTGTGGCGCGGTTCTCCATTTCGTAATGTCGGATGTCTCGGTTGATCTGAGCCTCCGCCAATGCGATGAATGTCGGGATAGTTGACGTTAGGTCATCCCGGTTGAGAAAGTCAGCGATTGCCGTCTTTAGCTCTGCGAATGTGCTAATTGCCATGTATTAGCCTCTTTTCTTCGGCTTCTTCGCCGTCTTTGCGGCAGCCTTGAATGCCTTATCCGTTGGAGCGCCCTTTGACCCGGGCTTTCTCATCTTCTCGCCAGAACCCGCCTTGATACGCTTACGCTTGGCGTGGATGTTGGCGTAAAGTCCTGATTTCTTATTTGCCATAACGCTTCGCCTTTCTCTTTGGCTTCGCCTTCTTCAGACACCTGCCTGCGGCTTTACACTTGGCTGGTGATGGACATCCCTTACATGGCGTCATTACTTCTTCCTCGACTTGGTGCCTGAACACTTCCACCGCTTACGGGATAGCCGTAACGGTGAGTTTGGATCTTTCGCCGCCTTCGGGTGCTTCTTCATCTGACCCGCCGATCTAGCGCAATAACTATCGCCTTTGCTCGTGCCGGGCTTTACTCGTGGGCCACCATCTTTAGCCTTCCCCGCCTGTCCGTAGCTCACTTTCTTGCCCGAAGACGTTATTTTAACACGGGCTTTCCCTTTGCGTGGCTTCATCAGACTGCCATATCCATAGCTTCAATCTCTAAAAAAATTGACCGCTCATGCTCTTCTCCACACTGAGGGCAGATAGGGCTATCGCAAATCCGGCTATCTTCATCAGCAATAAAGTCTATACCGCATACATTACATTGCCCCGTCATCATCACCTCCAGCTAACATACCAGCAGTTGTTGCACCAAGAATGCCATACATGGGCATATTTCCGCGAATGAAGCCACGCAGAACTTCTTCTGGCGTCTTCCCGGTAAGTTGAGATGTTCTCTCAATCATCTCGTTTACCTCGGTAATCATAGGCTTACCTTCGTAGTTTTTAAAGCCAGCCCATGCCACATCTTGAAAGTTTGCAGGCTGTATACCTCTCTTTGCGGCCTCATCTGCAACAATGCCTTCCATGACGCCGTAAGCGCCTTGGGGTGGCGCATTTATGCCAGCCATGCCCTGACTCATTTGCTCGTCAATCGTAGCCCTTGACCGATCGCCAAGGAAGTTTGCTGAGAAATTAAATCGCTTCGGTTGCCCGGCAGTGGTTAATCCGGCTCCTTGATTTAAGACCTTGTCATACATTGCCATGTTGCCGGTCACATACCGGCCACCTATAGGGTGTGGCATTTCATACGCCGCCGATGGAGGCGACAGTCCTTGTTCTCTTAAAAAGTTGCCATAAGCAGCCATTAAAAGGTTTGCTTTCGGGTCGGCACCGCCCGTTGTTGCAGCCATTGCGTCAGCAAATCGCTCCTTGAAAGCCCTTGCACCTTCTTCTGGGCCGAGTTCCTTTATGAACGCATCCTGAAGCTGGCCCATCGCATACCAGTCCTGAGAAAGCGGCCCCAAACCGGCATCGTATGCTGCGTTGAGCGCGGCTCTAGCCTCTGGGGTGTCAAACTGAGCGATCTTCTTATCAATCGTTTCTTGCTTTTTTGGAAGCGTGTCAGTCCTAGTATTGCCCTCAAGCTGATATAGACTGGGGTCAGCGTAATATCGCTTTTCAACCGGAAACATAGGCTCGTACCCAGCCTCATCCATCTCTTTAGCTATTCTGTTGCGCTCTTTTTGGACGAGCTTCTCTTCTTCAGATAAGCCTTTTGATCTGAACTCCTTCCCTGTCTTCTTGTCTACCTTGTCAATTGGTGTGCCAACATCGGGGTAATTAGACGCCAGCTTGTCGCCATCAATACCCTTTAATCCGCGGCCAACCTTTGACGCCGGGATTGCCCCAGCAAGAACGCTTTCCAGTAAAGCTCCAGTCAAGCCAGCAGCCTCTGGACTTAAAGAAGTAACGCCAGACTGTGCGGCCTGATACAAATCCATTGGCGAGACGCCGGTTAAAACGCCCTCGGATCGCATGGCGTCGTCTATTACGCTACTTAACGCCTGAAGATATGGCGCAGACCTCTCTGTCGGCCCGTACACTAGATTATCGGCAACCCTATCACCGTAGGCTGTGGCTTGGTCTAAATCGCCAGTAGCAAGTAGACCGGCGATATTGCCGTAGCCTCGCGGAACCTCTGCCAAGGCAGAAGTACCAATAGTGCCAAGCGCCTCTAACAAACCAAGAGCGCGATCACCCAAACCGTTTATAGCCATTACTGTCCTGCCTTCTCTCTTGCGTAACGTAGCGCCATGTCAATCAGCGCCTCGTTAGATACTCGATTGCCTGTAAAGGCGTCAATGCCAGCCACGTTCTCGTAGTAGTCTTGAATGGAATCCTCTGGCCGACTGCCATAATGACGGTATTGATACGCCCTAGCCATTTCCTTAGCGACCTCCGGCGTAATGCCCTCTCTTGCCGCCCAGTCGTATCCCCCGGCAAAGTTAAGCGCCATATCCAAAAGACCCCGGTCAACGCGAGGGCCAAGCTCTGGGTTCTTTCGCAGAATCCTGTCGCTCATGGCTTGAGGGAAGCTAATGTGCTGCATGACATCAATGGGGTTTTTTATTACGGTCATGGGATTTGATTCCCAGAGCGCATTAAAAAAACCATAGTCCTTAAAAGGATTGTCAGCCATACAAGCAAGCCAGAGAGTGCGTGGGACTCAATTATATCACGCTATGCCTCGGAGATTCCTTCTGATTGGCTCGCCCCAATTTGAGGTCTTACGGTATCCAACAGCAAGGTATCGGAATGAATCAGCACTGTGACTAGACCAGTCGTGACTAGGGCGACCCTTCCACACCAAGTTCTTATCGTCATACTCCCGGTGATATGACCTAAGCGCCTCAATACCATGATCGCACCTCTCAGCGTCAAACCAGCATAACGGCAGCATTGACCTCACGGCCTGTATTCCATCGTCCACATTAAGCTGTGGCGCTATCTGAATGTTGTTCAGCCCTAACCCTTGTAATGTCTCAAGCCTCGACTTGCCCGTCCCTAGCTCCCGGACTCTAACGTCATGCGGAAGGATATGCTGATCGTAAACGTACCCTTTGCTTTGTAAGACCCGGACATAATGATCTAAGCCAACGCCAGACGCCTCGTAATGGTCTATCAGCCTGACCTCTGGGCCAACAAACTGGGCGAACCATATCGCCGTTGTATCCCCTATCCCTAAGTCCCATGCCGTCACAACGCCAACAGATCGCTCGTAAGGAACCGCAGTAATCCTGCCCTCAGCGTTAGCGTCCCGCATCTCAAGGGAATAATACGCGCCTTCGTGATGCGTTAGAAAAGAGCCTTCCCAGACATGATCGTAGGTCTCTGGCCGCTTGTTGAAGTCCTCTAATCGCGCCTGATTCAGAACATTAGGGAAAAACGGGTTCTCATCCCAATTAATGGAGATGATCTTACAATCGTCTGGCGTGTTCTCCCGGAACCGCTTATGAGTCGCTGATAGCTTGGACTCCGGGTTCCATGTCACCCAGCACTCGCTGTTTTCCTCACGAATTGTGGGGATTAGCTTCATCCACGCCGTCTCGCTAACCGTCTCAGCCTCATCCACCCAGCACAGTAATATCCGGGCCTTAGACTTAATGGAATCGAGGTTTCTACGCAGACCCGCGAATACAAAGTCTACGTTCCGGTCTTTTGAGCGAATAAACG